ACATCATCATCATAGATAACCTTTTGTTGGTTACCTGGATTTTTTCTACTATAGAAATTATTACCAGCCTTTCCATCATCATAGTTCACTCTATGACGGTGAATCATCAGAAAATCAGTAGCGATAGTTGATGGATCTGTGACATCTTGATCACTGTATCCATCAATTGCTTCTAGTGGGTATCTGTATACCGTCATTAAATGTACCTAAATATAAATACGGTCTGTATTTATTTATGAGATATCAGGGAAGATATACTGTATCTTTTCCGAAGAAGTATAAGGGTGACCCAAATAATGTCATTTATCGTTCTTCTTGGGAATATAAATTTATGAAATGGTGTGACTTAACACCATCCATTCAAGAATGGGGTAGTGAAGAAATTATTATTCCATATATCTCACCTGTTGACGGCAAAAAGCATAGATATTTCCCAGATTTCTATGTTAAAATAAATAATCAAAAATATCTTGTTGAAGTAAAACCCTTAAAACAGACTAAGGAACCAAAAACTCAAAAGAGAATGACTAAGAGGTATATCAGTGAAGTTACTACTTGGGCAGTAAATAAAGCAAAATGGAAAGCTGCTGAAGAATTTTGTAAGGATAATCAGTGGGAATTCAAAATTATTACAGAAAAGGAGCTTAAAGTCTAATGGCAGACGGAATACCAAATACAGGGTCAGCTCGTAGAGACTCACATAATGTATTCGTCGATTATTTGAAATCGAAGAATACAGATCCCGCAATGGGCAATCTGTATTCTGTTGTGATTACTCCTCCACCTGTGCTAACGAAGAGCAGTAATAATTCTCTGTATACTCAGTTTGCTGCTGGTCGCGGTAACAAACAAATGCATAGGTTGATTAACATGTATGCCACTGCTGTTAATTTGCCTAGTAAACAAATGACCACCGGTCAGGTTGTTACAATCGGATCTCCTTTTAAATATGTAACTGGTACTGCATATAGTCAGATTAGCATTACTTTTATGATGCCTAGAGATCATTCTCTTAGAATGTTGTTTGAAGCATGGATGAATATGATGATTGCTGATGCTAACCATTATATTGAAGATTATGAAGAGTATGTTTGCCCATTTTTGAGAATATACAAATTTGAAAGAGGATTTGGTGATAAGGCATTTAAAGATCCTGGATATGATGGGCAGATGCGGCAGAACTTTAATAAAAATGATAAAAAGGATGTTAGATTGAATGAACTCACAGGTTGTTTTGAACTTAGAAAAGCATTTCCATATAATATCGGAAGTGCCCAATTGAACAATAATGATGCTAGATTGTTAACTTATAGCATCGGTTTTAATTTTGAAAGATACAGATTCTTCCCTAGAACAGAAGTCAAACCTCAATTCCCGGCGATGAGTAAATCGATTAGAGAAAATATACAGATATCTGCAGATCGTATGGATTGATGTTATGATACCTTCATAAATACAATTACTGAGTTGAATTACTATGGCATTACCTAAATTAAACACTCCCAAATATAAGATGAAACTGCCTTCTACTGGTAAGGTAGTTAATTACAGACCTTTCCTTGTGAAAGAAGAAAAACTTCTTTTGATTGCCACAGAAACTGGCGATCAAGATGAAATTATTGCAGCGATCACTAACATCATTAAAGAGTGTACTGACCTCTCTGATATCAGTAAACTTCCCACCTTTGACATTGAATATGTTTTCTTACAAATTCGTACAAAGTCTGTTGGTGAAGAAGTTGAAGTGAATGTTATGTGTCCTGATGATGGTGAAACTGAAGTAAAAGTTGCTATTCCTCTGGATGAAATTCAAGTTCAAAAGACACGAGGTCATAAGGCTGAGTTGAAACTGGATGAGGATATCATTCTTACGATGGGATATCCTACACTTAAGACATTCGTTGAATTGAATTTTGGTGACGAACAACCTGGTGTTGAACAAATGTTTAATATGGCAGCAACCTGCGTTCAAAGCATTGCTGATACCGAACAGGTTTATGACTGTGCAAACACACCTAAAGCAGAACTGCTTGAATTTTTTGATGGTATGAGTTCCTCTCAATTTAAAAAAGTTCAGGAATTTTTTGAAACTATGCCTAAACTTTCACATACTATTCAGGTTGTTAACCCGAAGACTAAAGTTGAAAGTGAAGTTAAATTAGAAGGACTATCTGCTTTTTTCGCCTAGCCCTGATGCATACTAGTTTGATGAATTATTATCAAACTAATTTTGCATTAATCCATCACCATAAATGGGCGATAGATCACATTGAAAACTTGATGCCTTGGGAGAAGGACATTTATATTAGCATGTTGGTTGACTTCCTTAAAGAGGAGGAACGCCGCATGAAAGAACAAAAACAAAAATAACTAAGTGGCAAAACTTGACGCATATAAGTTTACAGGAGGGCAACCAGACTCTCCTGTTGGGGGTGTGGCGACTACAAAGATCGTCACTACCTTCACAAATGCTAATGTCAAGGCACTTGGTAACATTAACAGATCGGTAATTAGTATCGATCAAACGCTAAAGGGACTGTATTCAGTCTCTATGGCGTCTATTAAGAATGATAAATTAAGAGAGCAAGCAGAGCGTCGTAGAGCACAAAGAGAGCGTGATGCTGCTAGAGAAGCTGAAATCGAGTCTGGTATGCTGCCTAGAAGTGCAGCAGGCATGGCTAAGACTGGTAAGTTAACCAAGAAAGAGGAGAGTTGGGCATCTCAATTGTTCAAGTCCATGTTTGGTGGACTTGGATTTTTAATGCAAGGTGCATTACAATTTTTAGCTAGTTTAGCTAGTTTTGCTGCAGTTAGAACAATCTTACAGATTGTTGGTGATCCACAAAATAGAGCTAAGATGGAGCTCTTTTTCACCAAATTACAGTTTGTATGGCAAAAAATATCCGGATTTACTAATTGGTTAGTAAAAGATAATTTATTAGATGGATTCACATCATTATTTGGTGAGAATAAAACTTTTGGTGAGAGATTACAAGGATTAGGAAAACTCCTAATCGGTATTATTGGACTGAAAATATTACTCAATCCCTTTGGGTTACTTTTTGGAGTTCTTGATTTATTAAATGCTCGCGAGGCAGCTGCTAATAGACCACAATCTGGCGGTAAACCTGGTGGTCCTGCAAAACCTGGTGGGACTCAGGAGCGTAGAATACCTCCGACAAGAAAGAGAGATAGTATACTTAAGAGAAGTAGAGTTGATAGACTTGGGCGTTTAAAAACTTCTCTACAAAGAATTAAAGCAAGACAGGCAGGCATTATTGATTTTGCCAGAGTAGGTGTTCGTCGTCCTGGTAGAGTGCCTGGAATGGCGCTGCAGGGACTAAAGGGGACTCCGAGAGCGATCCTGAATGGATTCAAGGGTCTTGCGAGAGGTGCTAGAAACTTTATTGGTAGAATCCCTGTAGTTGGAACATTAATCAACTTTGTATTCAACATTCTGGATGTTGATGAGCAGGGCAATTTAAAACTTGATCTTGTCGGTAAAGGTGAAAAGGCAGCATATCAGGCAATTGGTGCTGGTATCGGTGCTGCCGCTGGAAGTATTGTCCCAGTTGTTGGCACCATCATCGGTGGTATTCTTGGTGACTATGGTGGTGAACTAATTTACGAAATGGTCAAGGGTGCCTCTGGTGCCTCAGTCGTGGCCAAGATGAAGGCAGATTTTGGTAACACCATACAAACAATTAATACTGGTGCAGGTGCTGCTGCTCAATGGATTGGTAGTGCCTGGAATAAGTGGTATGGTGGCGTCGATAAAGTCAAGTTACCTAACCAGTGGTTTCTTGGTCCTATTAAAGGTATGGAAGTTCCAGATCCAAGAATTTTTGGAAATCTGGGCATGGCGGCAGTTCGTTATGGTGGTAATTTCTTTAGAGCACTGTTTGGTGGAGTTGTTGAAGCAGGTAAAACAGTAAATCTTTTTGGTGGTAATGTAGAACAACCTAGTGCTCCTGGTGCAGGATCTACTGGATCTGGTCAAGTAACTCCTGCAGGTTCTGGAGTAGGTAGTGAATCAGAACTATTTGACCTTATTGGTGCTGGAGAGGGCGACTATAATTCTATTAACAATGGTACTGCTGGTGATCGACCTGGTGGTGCTAAGAGATGGTTAGGTAAGAATCTTACCGACATGACTCTTAATGAGTTGATGGAATACCAGAAGAGTAAAGTCTGGGCAGCAGGTAAGTATCAAATTATTCCCGGCACTATGGCGGGATTTGTCAATTGGTTGAGAGGAAAAGGATACAATCCAGCATCAACAAGATTTTCAAAAGAAATTCAAGAATTATTTCCAAAGTATGTTCTAGAATCAAAGAGACCTGCTGTTGCAAGATATCTTAAAGGTCAAGCATCTATTGAGGAAGCAAACTTAGCACTTGCTGCTGAATTTGCTTCAGTAGGTGTACCTTATGCTATGAAGAAAGGTTCCTATAATGGAACTTGGCCTAAGACTGATATTGCTAGAGGCATGAGTCTCTATTCTGGTGCAGGTGGCAATGTAGCATCAATTACACCAGAAGAAATTCAAGCAGCATTAAGAAGGTTAAAATCTGGTGGAGGTACACAACCAGCTACTTCTAACTTAGGATCACAACAAATATCGCAAGCTAGCAATAATCAATGGTGGGACTTCTTAAATGTATTCCCTGACGAGAAGGAATCTAGCGTACCTGGTAGACCTATTGGTCAGAAAGCAACATTAAATGGTAAACCAGTTGTTTGGG